TTTCTTTGTAACCATGAGCTTCTTTTCCAGACTTACTATCGTGGTGCCATTTGCACAATGTTTGTAAGTTATTTTCATCTAGTTTGGCTCCGCCATCTTCAATTCTTTGAATATGATCTACATATTTACCCTCTGTTACAATCATTTCATCTTCACACTTCTTGCAGTTAGGATTTGTTTCAATGAATCTCTTTCTTAACTTTCTCCATGGCCAAGAGTTGTAGAAACCGTTGTCGATTGTATTTCTACGAGAGTAATGTACTCTTTCTGCTACCCATGGTCTTTTTATATTCTTTTGTTTGTTAGGCATCGTAGAAGTTTTCATCATCGTTTGGATTCATCTTAGGGATATCATTTGCATATTCATCATACTCCTGCGGGTCTGAGTACTTGACCTTGTTACCATCAAAGTGAATCCCAATTGTTTCTAGGGAACCCTCTCTGTATTTAGCAAAAGAGAATTCTGCATTAGCTCCCTTCTCAACCAGCCAATCATCCAATGGTGAGTCTGGATAGTAGTATTCATGTCTATACAGAAATGTCACTATATCTGCATCCTGCTCAATAGCTCCAGACTCTCTAAGGTCAGATAACTTTGGATGCTTATCGGTTCTAGTCTCTACAGATCTATTGAGTTGGCTCAATGCTATCACAGGGATATTAAGCTCTTTTGCTATAAGCTTTAAGTTTCTAGTGATGGAAGATATCTCCTGTTCTCTTTGATTAACCTTAGTTTTGTCGACGACCAGCTGAATGTAGTCTACTATCAAAATCTTAATATCATATTTTCTTTTTAATATTCGCGCCTTACTCACTATGTCTCTGATGTCCATCGAAGGGGTGTCTTCAATATATATTGGGAAATTCTGCATAGTATCAATTTTTTCTGATAGAGTAGTAAAATACTCAGGCTTCTCAAATCCTTTACGTATGATTTGAGATAAATGAAAGTTAGAATTTATTGATATGTGCCTAGCTGTTAATTGATTGGTAGACATCTCCAATGAAAAGAATGCAGATGGGATGTTTTGTAAGCCACATTCCAGTAAAGTTTTCAATGCAAGAGAAGTTTTACCCATACCAGGACGTGCTGCAATAATAATAAGATCTGAAGGTTGCCATCCACCGGTAAAATCATCTAGAACTTTAAATCCTGTTGGTACACCTGTCAATTTCTTTTCATCAGCATTACTAAGCATTTCAACACGTTTTAGATTGTCCTGAAGTGATTCACCATACGATTTAGTTTTGCGCCCACTAAAGACAATTTCATTTATATCATCATTGCTTTTAGCATCTGAGTTTAACAGCTCTAAGGAGTCTGTAGAATCGTCCATTGCTAACTGGATGTTACGCTGTGACTTCTTTATAATTGATCGCTTAATGTAATACTGAAGCAATAATCTACAGTGATACTCAAGGTGAGTCGAAGATCCAGTCTTATTGCAAATTAAAACCAAATCGTAAGTAGGTACTTCTAGCTTTAAGTTCTTAAGCTTATCGTCCACAGTAAGCATATCTATCTTTTCGTTGGCATTATAGATGGCTACGATAGCCTTAAATATCTTTTGCATCTTAGGATCAAAGAATATCTTAGCATCCTTTAGGATAGGCATAACTTCTACAGCTGCATCTGCGTTGGTTAACAAAGCACCTATCACAGTTTCTTCTAAATCTTTGTTATATGGCATTTTCATTTCTCCCATTATCTTACTTTTCTTAGGTAAACTGGTTTCTGTTCTTCTGGCTCGCTATACTTAGATTCATTCTTAGCGTAGTTTCTAGCATATTTTGAAAGTCTGGAAAACAAACTATTTGCACTCCATTTAAGTTTGTTATTCTCAATTTCAATTTCTACAGTATCATTAAAATCTTGTACAAACTTCTTTTTATCACTTATTGATTTATGATATCTCATTACAAATTCAGTTTCTAATCTGGAAGGATAATTTATTTTTAAGAAATCGAAAGCGACTATATCTCCCTTTGTATTATTAAGTAGTGTATTATTACCTTCATCATTTTCTAAATACCCCTGTTTAATATTCTCACTAGGGGTGTTTAATTTATTAACTAGGGTGTTTAATTTATTAACTACCCTTACGAGACGTTTAGAAACTACTTTTTGATCTCTAATTAATTGTATTTTAACAAAGCCTTTTGACTCTAATGATTTAATTATTTGAGTGCATCTACCTTTTGAAACACCAAACATTTCAGAAAAATGAGCATTACTGGCAAAACAGCCTTTTTCATTATCAAGTGAATCAATTTCAACTAAAAATAGTTTCTCCATAATGCTCATATCTTTATTTAACCAAATCATTTTTGGTATCCATATCCCTTTAAAATCTCTGTGTATACTCATACTTTAATATTTAATAATTAAGCCCACAGAAGAAGCCTGTGGGCTTATAATTAATAAACTTCTATAACTCTTAGATCAGGGAAACTTTCCTTAATGACCGCTACTTCTGCATCAATTAAATTATCAGAAACATCGTTCACATAATCCCTTGCTTCAGGTGAAATCAACTGGCAGCTTAAATCTGTGCTATCGATATAAATTTCGATTTCAATAAGTTCTTTGCCATGATATTCAAATACAGGAATATTGACCTTAAAAGCATCTGGGATGTTGGAATCCACAGCCTGATCCATTAATATCTTTCTGTTACCACGGTTATCATCACTGCTTTCAACGTCCTTATTAACTTTAGCCTTGAATGATTTTAGGACTTTTACAAGATGCATAGCCTTGTCTTTAGTTTCAAAGTAACTCCTATTCATTTTGATAAAGTCAGCGAGTTCATGGGTAGTTCTGGAAAGACCGGTGTTAATACCAAACTCTTCGAAGATCTTAGAAAATCGTAATTGACCGGAATAATGTTCAGAATCAGGATAGCCTAGTCTAGCAACTAAATTCAATTGTCTTTTAGGTTTATTTATACTTAAAATATACCATGCACGAGTATTTTCACTCTGAACTGATTTACTTAAAATCTCATTTATCATTTGAAGTGTACCTTCAAATTTGAATGATTGTCCAAATTCAGGATATTGCACTGGAGCATCACCTTTTAAAATAGTGACCGTGTCACCTTCGGTGAATATGTTTAATTTTTCGTTTTCCATTAGTTTGCTTTCTTAGAATCATTTATAATTCGAAATTGTCTTTCGTCCTGAGTCAATGGACGTTGTTTTATGAGTTTTCCATCACCATTGTAAAAACCCATAAAGCCTTCTTCCTGATCAGCTATCAAGTAAACTTCTTCTTCAACTTCTTCTATACCAGATCTTACTTGACCCATTAATAGTGCTGTGAGTTGTTTTCTAGGTTTAACTTTAATTTTCCATTCATCCATAAATTCTTTCTTCTGTTCATCCAGTCTAGAGATCTCGATAAACTCAGTAGTTAATTCATCCTTAAGAGCATTAATCGTTTCAGGGTTTAACTCTTTAGGGTAAATCATCTTTTCGGCTCGCTCACAGTTATCTTTTAAAGCCTGTAAGCGATCTTTCTTAGATTCGTTTTGTAAAAAGGTTTTTTCCATTTTGTTGTTTGTGTTTAATTAATAATTCAGTTCAATAATTTGTAAAATGTTGCGTGCATGAGTAAATAAGTCGCTTATGCTTTCCTTACTACTATCTGTACCTACAAGAAATTGCACTTGCAAATCCTCTATTCTTTTATTCATGTATTGAGGATTTATAGCAAAATACCTTGCAATCTCATGATCTTTACAGCCAGAACAATCCTGAGCTATAGCACAGGCCAATATCTTCTCTGAAGTGTCTTTTACACCAGTAAGCTCATTTACATTAACTTCTAGATTATGACTAAGAAGATTTGTAATGATGTTCAATTTTTTTTCAATGCTCATCTCTATAGGTTTTAATGAAATTCACAATAGCATAACTAACGGCTACAATTAATATGAAGGCCAGCACATAGCCTACATAACTATCTATATTTGCAACAGGTTCCTCACCACCACAGCCACACATATAGTAAGCTGCAGAATTTGGATTGGCATTTTCACAAACAGATTCACATCCGTTTCCTCCACTTCCGGGATTACCAGGACTTCCTTCATTATCGAAAAAATCGTCTAGTTGTAAAGTGTAAAGTATTTTCATTTTATAAATCTTTTGAAGTTCATAATTAGCCACATGATTAACAGAAAGACTACGGTCATTGCCACATTTAGGCTGAGAATGTTGGCCGCTAAAACAAGGTAGTCGTGTGTAGTTTCTAGTTCCATTACCCTGCTTTTTTACAGATTGTACATCTATCTAAAAAGCTTTCTGCTTCAGGATCACAAAGTGAATTACTTTCTTTGCAGTATCTTTTTCCTACTCTACAATTGTATAAGTGAGGTCTATTCTGAATTTGATTTAAGTTGGTTTCCATGGTTTGTAGATTAGTTTCTTCGGACCCATGCAGCAGCTGCACCCCATTCTTGTAATTCTTTATAAAACGATTTAAGTAATTTTTTTGCTTTTTTCATTGTCTTAAGTTTTGAAGTTTTTGTATTGCTTTTGTTCTTAATTTCCAAACACATCTATTGCCTTTATTCATCTTTACGAGATCATCTTCAGAAGCGTATTTCATTAAAAAGGTCTTTACGCCCTGAGGTGATATTTTACCAAATACCTGCGCATCGGATAACTCCTTGAAGCTGGCAAATACCTTTCTATTCACTAGATCTATTGCGCTTTGTCTTTTCAATCTTTCTTGTACAAGATCTCTAGGAGCAATCATAAGATCATTGCTTTTTAGATACTGGACAAATTGATCTAGAGTGTTCATTATTCGCTTTTTAGCCTATCTATGATAGATTCCAATTCAACTATCATTTCTATCTTAAGCGCTCTCATAATCCAAAATTCGTGTAGCTTTTTTAGCTTAGAATAATTTTTGAATGAAGGATCATATTCCTGTACGATTTCACAGAATGAGGATCGATTTTCAAAGCCCATTTTATGAAATTGATTTACGATATTCACACACCTTGCAAATAGTTGCATCCTTTCATTATGGGGTTTAATCTCTATAGCTTCCATATATTTGTATTTAAATGGCATAGAGTTTGAATATTATACTATGCCAAGACAAATATATAATAATTGTACAATATTATACAACAATTATACAAGTATTATACAATTATTTTAAATAAACCAACTAACTATCTAATTATGAGAAACTTAACTATTGAAGAGGCTGTAAGTTTTATAAAAGTAAAGTGTGCTGAAATGGATATTACTGCTTACAAAATCAATAAAGCAACAGGTATTTCAGCATTGGGAATTCAAAATATACTAGATGGAAAGACAAAAAAACCAAGAAGGGAAACTTTAGATTCTATTTTAAGCTACATAGAAAACCTTGTTTTAGGCTCAGAGTTAAGCGAAGTTAACGAACCTTATGCTACACCTCTTAAGACTAAAAACAAAGGCGTGCCTTACTATAATGTAGATTTTACATCTGGTTTTGATATGCTAATAAATTCAGATCAGCAAAAAGCAGACTTCTTTATCGATTACCAACCTTATAACGATGCAGATTTCTGGGTAAATAACATAGGAAACTCCATGTCACCAAAGATCGAAAATGGAGATTTACTGGCCTTAAAATTAAAAACAGACATACAGCAAATTATATATGGTGAAATTTATGCCATCGTAATGCCAGAAATGCGGACGATTAAGTATTTAAGAAAATCTAAACTGGAAGGTCATATTGAATTTGTTCCAGAAAACTTAGTAGATTACGATGCTCAGGATATGCCCATAGAATTAATTGATAAATTTTTCATAGTTTTAGGGTCCATTAAAAAATTCTTTTAATTATGAAAAAAGTTACACTTATTCTTGCCATTTTGATGATATCATGCGGTCCTATGATGGATGTTAAAATTTCTAAAACTGAAAAGGTTATTGAAACTAATTTAACAAAGAATGAAATATTCGTCAAATCCAACCAATGGATGGTCAAAACTTTCAATAATGCAGAATCAGTTATTCAATTTTCAGACAAAGAAAGTGGTACCATTACAGGCAAATACATGCTTAAGCAAACATTTACAATAGGTCTTAACTATCAAACAATTCCAAATGGTGGTATTTTCGCTATCATAAATGTCGATATTAAGGATAACAAAGCTAGAATTACGATAACTCCAGAAGAATACCAAACACGAGGGAAAGGTGGTAATCCTCAATTTATTTATCCTGAAGAAACTGCCAGACAGGATATAGAGGATCTTTTAAATGATTTTGAAACTTATATGAATATTAAAGAAAATAAGAATTGGTAAAAATCACTTCAGACTGGTAACATCTTCTTGCATTGCATCTCTTTCAGCTTCTGGATACTTATCTTTGTAGATGGTATCGATATCATTTCTTTCATGGCCCATCAATTCTCTAATTAAGTCCTGGTCATAATGCTTAAATTTTGCCAAAGTAGCAAAAGTATGTCTCATCACTTTTGTAGTTAGGTTACCATTTTTTGGCATAAGCTTAATATTGTAGAGCTTTTGGACTCGTTTGATGTTTCGGTTATGGTTATTTCTAAAGGTGATGTAAGCTTCAAAAGACTTTCGCCAGGGGAATATATATTCTTTATCTCCAGTGTACTTAGAAATTAAATTTTCAGCTTTGGCAGTCAGCTTTACATCATAAATATAAGCGCGTTCACCGTTTTTTCTACGCTTTAAAAACACTCTACCATTTTCTATATCAGATTTTTTTAAATAAAAGATGTCTATAAGGTCTGCACCACCTAAATAAAATTGAATTAGTGAAAGATCTAAACATCGTTGATGAGATACGTGCACAGTTTTTATAGTTTCAATCCTTAAAATTTCATCTGCGCCCAAATAATAATTTTTAGCACGTCTTTTTATGATTGGGAGATCAGTAAATAAACCCAAAAAAGGATTAAAATTTTCAATATGGCCATCTTTTATGGCAGAATTATAGACAGCTCTTATGGTGACCAAATTCTTTTTTATGCTGGTATTTTTAAGACCTTGATCCTTTTTATGTAATTTGTAGCTATTCAAAAACTGGATTGTAATGTCTTTAAACATAAGGGGATCTTTAAATTTTTTCAGATCCACCAAAGTTTCAGCATATACTTTTGCATTGCCTTTCCTGTTTTGTTGCTGCATAAAATCAATTCGCTTTTCAAAATAGGAATAAAAGGAAGTTATTTTAGCAGTCTCGTTTTTGAATAAATAATTCAAGGCAGTTTCAAAATCAGTTATATTTTGAAAATCCAGATCTTGCAATTTAGATTTTATGGAAAGTATAAAATCATATTTATTTTCAAAATCGTCAGCAGTCGGTTTTGGGAGTTGCCTCAGATGGTTCCAGTCAGCCTCAAAACTAGAAAAAAGCTTCTTTCTTTTTACTTTTCTATCATGCGACAGGATCAATTTAATTGGATAGCCATTTTTTGTAAGGCCATCATTTTTCAAAAGCATTATTTTTCCAGTCATAATTCGTAAACTTTTCGTAAACAATTTACGCAAAAATACCACATAATACCCTAAAGGCATAAGTTTTTGTAAGAGTAGGAAAGTATATAAAATGCAAAAAGCCCTTGTATTAAGGGCTTTAGGGGTGTAGCGTGGACGAGAGTTGAACTCGTGACCTCCGGGTTATGAATCCGAAAAACTAATCATTAATAGCGAGGGTTTACAATCAAAAATACGTTAAATCGTAAACTATTCGTAAACATTTTAATTAAAAAACAGTCTCTTAAATTCGTTTTCATCTATCTCTAAAGGAATAATATACGGTCTAAGTTCTAAGGCTCCACAGATCTTAAGGTAAGTACTTAATAACATTTCGGTTTCACCCTTTAAATTTCTAATCAAAGTGGATTCATTAATCTCAATTAATTCTGAAAGTTTCAATTGTGTAATCTTTTTTTCCTTCATCCGTTCTTTGATGAAGTCAAATATTAATTGTTTTCCTAGTTTTGATGACATGTTATAGTTTGGCATAGCTATCTTATTTTATATAAAGATTGATTTTTGAATTAATCTTGGAATTCATTAATCAAATTTATTAAGTCTTTTTTTGTGAGATCTCCGTTATATTCGTTTGTGTAGTCTTCAAACTCATTAGATCCTGTGTTACCTTTTATAATTTGATTTTCGTCAAATTCAATACCTTGAACCAAGTAAACTTCACATTCTACATTTTGACTATCTACGACAATTTCAAACTCATTTTTTCTGTGTTCCATTGAGAACAAAGAATTATCAAAGTCTATCATATTTTCAGAAACATCAATCGAAAGAATGACATAACCATCTTTACCATGAAAACCATTAATATCATCAGCATGATCTTCTGCAAAAATGTCACAAAGAGTCCAAGAGTTACCTAAGTTGCTTGTGTTGATTTCTTCTCCTTCGTTTAATAATATGCTTCTGAATAATTTCATAGTTTCTAGGTGTTGAATTAATTGCATACACAAATATAACACAAACTTGCATATCTGCAAGTAATAAAAGAAACTTTAACATTTTTATTTTTAGAATCGTATCAATCTCTAAGTTAAACCCACACCCAAATAAGGCGTAAAATCATCTGCAGTGTAAGCAACTCCAACTTGTATACTTTAATTTTTTGTTATCTTCTTAAATTTCTCAACTCCACGACTTCCAAAGTATGCTAGATAAACAGTAACCAGCAAAGTCTTAAGCAAGTCAACCCATACAGGATCTACTTTGAAGTTAAGATTTGAGCTATCTAAAACAATAAATAAAGCCATTGTAAGTGTTAGAAAACCCAAGCAAATAGGTCTTATATTTTTACTCAAAAAAGAATCAGACTCCATGTCGTACTTCCAGCGGTTAGAAATATTAATCATATCCTCCTTATCCATTTCAATTTGAGCTAACAACATCTTTTTATCCGTTTCGGAAAGTTCAGTGGATCCGCTTATTTTATCACCTAATGCGCTTAAAGCTTTTACACCCGTTAAGCTACTGGCAAGTTGTAAAAGTTCTGGAGCAACAACGCTGCCCTTGTCAACTAACCATCTGAGACTGTCGCCAACTCTTGTGGTTCCGTTTTTTTCTTTGTAACTCGGTTTTGGATCTACCATGTTCTGTTCCTGGATATATCAATGTGAATAAATCTTTTACTCTCATAATGCTTATAGCCTCCTATCCATTTATTTTTTAGGAGATTTGATAAATAAGTCATTTGGCCTTCTTCTAAAGTTGTAAGGTCTACAGCTCCCCATAAATGTATGCTATCACCACTTCGACCTTTGCTTAACTCGTGCCTTAGCGTACGTTTACCACAAGTGATGTATATAGCAAAGCCACACTCAGTTCTGTAGGGTTGCATGGCCCAAAGTATAGATAAGTTTTGTTGCTGTTCTGCAGTTGACTGTTTTTCAAACTCAGCCAATATTAATTCTCTATCTTCTATAGTCACTACCGAATAGTCTCCAAAGTTTAGATATTCCCTAACCGAAAAGTTTTGAGGTGTCTTAAGTTTTAATTCAAGTGCTTGAAGTCTTTGATTTATTGTTTTCATTTTCCTGAAGATGAAGTTATATTTATTTTTTGCTCATTAATCTCAGACTTTAATTCTGCTCTTACCTCTTTTGGGAGATTATTAATTTTTATTTCTAGTAACTTATGGAAATCTCTATTGGCCTGGGTGTCTCGTTCTCGTATGTCGATAAGCCTTTGGTTTATCCTGTTTTGCTCTATGCTAGTTTTGTAGTTGTGGTCGATTTGGGTTTTAGCGACATCGCGCCATTCTGCGCCATCATCGTTAATCTTATTGTACATCTTGTAGGATATAAAACAAATTGCCACAAGGGCGATGCCCAGAACTCCGTAGTCTAGTAATTTATTGGAAGCATTTTCGAGCTGAAAGAGTAAAACAAAAATCATATAGCTATTAAATTAAATTATACTGATTAAATAAAAATGTAAATAAGTGGCACCACAACCGCAAAACCAATGCCTGTGGCGAAAGCATCCGCTTTGCTTCCTACTATTTTATTCCTTGAAAAAATTTGTAATTTGTAAAATATCTCTAGCTTCTTGTAGTAAACTGCTGATGTGTGGTCTTGAATAATTTCAAAAGCCAAGCCGAATACAGTTCCAAATACCAGTTGAATAGCCATTTCCTCCCACCATCTCGTAGAATCGTAAAATCCCAATAAACTAAATGCTCCAAATAATAGTAAGCCTAAACCTGCCCCTACAATAATGTGTAAGTGCCATCTCTCTTTAATAATCTTGTCAAAAAAATTCATAATTTCTATTTATTTAATATTTATATATCCATCCCAAACCAACCATCCTAACAATCTTACACTATAATACCTTGTATAGTTATCTATATTTCTAATGGATATTTTTTCAGTTCCATTTGTAACCTTTGACCACTTCAACATCTCATCGTCGGTGAATTTTTGATCGAACACACAATCGTAATACTCAAAAAATTCATACATTTCTTCTTTGTTGATCCATAGATAATCGTGTATCAAATACGCTAATTCAAAATCACCATCTGGCGCTAAAGCTCCCCAAGCAAAACGGGGCACAGTACTTAAATCCCATTCAAAACCTTTTGGGATAGTAATATTCATTCCGTTAGTAAGCTGTATTTTTAATGCAACGTCTAGCCTATAACGAGGTCTAGAATTGTTGCCCCTTATTTTAGTTTTAGAGATTAGACTATATTCTTTTTGAAGCAGACTAACGTTATGTAGTTTTATCATCTTAAAATTATTTTAAGTCCAACTTTCCCTGAGTAGCCTAGAAATTTCTTAGGTAAATCCGCACGTTGCACAAATTCAGAATCAAGAAATAATCCAATGCCCTTAGTAAAATACCAAGTAGTCTGAAGATTGGCTTGAGTATGTAAACCGCCCAGACCGTGCCTCGATAGCATACCCCCACCAAGGGTTGCTGTAAAATCTAGATCCTTAACCCATTTATTGAAAGTATATCCAAAGTTAGCTGTCATTCTATAAAGCTCGCCACCTTGTAAATCTGCGTATTCAAACTCAGGTCGCATAAGAAAATAAGAACTTCCCTTTTGCCATCCCCTAAATTCTACAGCTACATTTACATTTGTTGTAAATGCTTCATTACCCCTCTCATCTCCTATAAGTGCAAGCCTAGCATCTTGAGAAACGTTTAGACTTATGCCTTGTGATAAGCTTATTATGGGGATGAAAAAGAATAATAAGTAGGTTAGTTTTTTTCTCATGTTATTTTGTTAGTGTATAATCGGAAGCTAATAAACCTCCAAAAGTTCCTCTAATAACTACTTGATTAATAAAGGCTTGCTCTATGCACCAATCCTGAATGTCTAGGTAGTCTGTAATATTATCTGGAACGCTACCCAAAAGCTGACCAAACATTACGTTTGCCATGTCTCTAGGGATAGTTTCATAGTAATCCACAACTACGTGTTTTTTAATTACAGCAGTTTCAATCGTTTCAAATTCCCCTGTAGGGTTTCCATCTTCATCAAAGATTTCGCTTTCAGTTTCTATAATCTTTTCGAATTGTTGCGTGTAAATTACACGACCTTTAAATCCTTGTGAAAGCGGTTGTACTACAGTCATTTCTATAGTTGCTGGCATTTCGTTAACGTCTTTTTTGGGAAAAGTTAATGAGTTGACTGCATCTGCAATGCTAGAAAATCTTTCTGCTTGTTGCTTCCATTGCTCGTTAGTAATATTTGTGATTGTTGTAAGTTTCATGTTTATAATTTGTTATAAAATTTATTATAATTTGATGATGCAAGGTTTGAAAGAGATGCTGGTATATTTGCATCACTACCAATAACATCAGGAATATTAATTTGAGATATTTCTAAGACTTGTGTTGAATTAAGTGGTATCGAATAAATCTTTCCATTTGGTGCTAAAACTCCGCCAGCCCATTTATCATTACCCGACAAACTTCCAAATAAAGAAGTAGTTTGGTTTACAGGGTCAATTTCTAAAATTTGTGTTGAATTACCCGGTATGCCATAAATCTTACCATTTGGAGCTAATACTCCGCCATAAAATTTATCAGCACCGGACACACTTCCGAATAAAGAAGTAGTATTATTTGAAGGATCTATTTCTAAGACTTGTGTTGAATTAAATGGTATCGAATAAATCTTTCCATTTGGTGCTAAAACTCCGCCAGCCCATTTCTTAATACCCGACAAACTTCCAAATAAAGAAGTGGTTTGATTTACAGGATCAATTTCTAAAACTTGTGTTGAACTAGATGGTATTGCATAAATCTTTCCATTTGGTGCTAAAACTCCACCTCTCCATTTTTCACGAGCACGTAAATTTCCAAATAAAGAGGTAGTATTATTTGAAGGATCTATTTCTAAGACTTGGTTTGAATTAAATGGAATTGCATAAATCTTTCCATTTGGTGCTAAAACTCCACCGTACCATTTTGCAAAACCCGACAAATTTCCAAATAAAGAAGTAGTATTATTTGAAGGATCTATTTCTAAGATTTTTGTGTTAATAAATGGTATCGAATATATCTTTCCATTTGGTGCTAAAACTCCGCCAGCCCATTTATTAGTACCGGACACACTTCCGAATAAAGAAGTAGTATTATTTGAAGGATCTATTTCTAAGACTTGTGTTGAATTAAGTGGTATCGAATAAATCTTTCCATTTGGTGCTAAAACTCCGCCTAACCATTTATTAGCACCGGACAAACTTCCAAATAAAGAAGTAAGTAATATTACACCCCTCAATCTACTTGCTGCTATTATTCCCATATTCATATTATGCTAATTTTAAGGTTCCTAATATTGTAGATACATCACTGCCATCGGTTCTGATTCCAAAAAAACAATGTTGTTCTGCTGTCTCTTTTAAGAATACTGAAGGCACATTCAAAGTTCCCCCAGATTCTGCTGAAAAAGTTACTTGTCCTGTGCCTCCTTGTTTACCTTGAAATTCCAAGTTAGCAGCTAGCCCGTTAGGTACTACGACTGTGCAAGCGTTAGAGAAGATTAAGAACTTATCTACATCTGTAGCTAATAGAATGTAACTAGAAGCTGATACTGGCTTGTTGGTTCTTGATCCACCGCCATCTATATTATCTATTTCATTTTGAATTTCAATAAACTTAAGTGCCAGTGTACGATTGGCCACAGGATTAAAGGAAAAGACATTGATGGTATTGTCTATAATTACACTTACCTGCGATGTTTCCGATAAAGGTTCTAGATCTGCATCTACAAGTTGCAACTCGCCTTGGCCATAATCGCCAGCTTCACCTTTAAAAAGGTAGCTTTCTCTAGTATTATTTACTATTGCCTTTAAGATGGTGGCCCCTATGCTTGTCGCTTGTATGGTTATTGCTGGAGATATACCATTTACATAATCGATAAGGCTTGTAGTGCCTATATCTCCAAAATCTTCGGTGACTGTGCTATTAAGTTCTTGAAAGTCCTGGACAGATTTTAGCTTTTGCCCGGTTAAGAAAAGATTTGTAGCTCCTAGAGTAGTATTACCTCCATTGCCAAAGGTCTTGGTGCCACCACCTATTTCAGTTAATTTGAAAAAGTAAATATTAAAGATATCGCCATCTTCAAATTCAACATATTTTATAAAACTTAAATTTGCAAATTCAAATGTAAATGGAGCTTCAGTATTTATTTCTCCAGCAACATCACCGCTTACATTTGTTAATGAAACTCGTGGTCCTATAATAGTTTTGAAGGTAGCTTTAGCATTTAGGAGGTACGCAAAGTTTTCATTAATCTTTAGGGCTCCAGCTCTTGCTGTATCTCCTTGACCATCGTTGGGTGTTGTGCCTCTATTTATGTTTTGTAGTGCCATTATACGCTGTAATCAAAAGTTAGTACTGTAGAATCCATAGTGACCAAAGTAGAATCGAATCTAAAGGCTTCCAGATCTCCCGGATCTATAACCACTATGTCATCATTTATGGTACTTCCATAATTGTCTCCAAACCATATTTTTTTATTTAAACTCATGAGAATGCATTTGCTCTTACCGATTCACTTATAGGTAGATTAGTAATTTGTTTTTCTGCTGCAGCAAACACCGCAGATTTAAGTGTAATTTCTGCAAAAGCTCGTGCTTGTTCATTATCGCTTTGCCCTACTACTTTTGCTTGAGCAATAAGTTCTATAGTAACAGTATCTGTTGCATTTATAGAAAATACAGAATCTTCTATTAATGAGGTGATCGAACTAGAATTCATGTCCGAATGTGAAAGTGTAGCTTTAAAAATAGAAATGTTATTTTTAATGATTTCTATAGAGGCAAAAAGTGTAGCGCTCTGGTAGTTGTTAGAATAAAGATCTAGCAACATATCGAAGGTGACAGATACGCTTTCATCTCCAGTAAGATCTGGAGTTAAGTTAACTTCGTAGTAAAAGAACTCTAGCATTTCCATACCATCATCGCTCTCGTCACCACCTCTCTCTGTCTCTACAAGAGTAAGTGTTGAATCCGAAACTCTTATTACGTTTACTTCGTCAAAGGCACTTAGGCCATTACTATCTGTGACCGTGATGCGAAACGTATAGTAGTCTAGAGATAGCTGGTCTACTTCAGTCTGCAAATTGCCTGGTGTATATATATTAGCATTGCCATCTGCAGATACTTGTTCCCATTGTATAATTTCTATAGTACCAGAAGGAGCATTGGC